AAAAAATACCTTCCTTCAGCACATAAACAAAAAAAACAAAATTTCATTTATATCATTAGAGGAAGTTTGTAACGTTCCAGAAGAAAACAACACGGACGAAAACGAAGCATACAACGACTTACTTAACAATATAGATTTAGAATGCAACAGTTGGCATTGGTACGACAAACAATTATTTGAACTTTACAAAAACACGAATAAAAGTTTAAGACAAATAAGCGCAGAAACAAACATAAGTGTAACAAGTATTTTTAACACGGTTAAAACGTGTAAAAAACGAATTAAAAATAACATAGAAGAAGACTACCAAGATTTTATAAACAAAGATTACGAACTAATAAAGAAAAAATGAAAACAAAAAGTAAAGGACTTGGCGATACAATCGCAAAAATTACAGAAGCAACAGGAGTAGACAAACTTGTAAAATTTATTGCAGGTGAAGACTGCGGATGCGAAGAACGAAAAGAAAAATTAAACAAACTATTTCCGTATGCAAAACCTTTGTGTTTAACGGAAGACGAATTTAATTATTTGGACAGTTACTTTAAAATAAATTCTAATCAACTAACAAGCGAACAGCAACACGAATTAATTAAAATTAACAACCGAGTATTAAACCAGCGTTTAACTTTTTCAAGTTGTTCAAGTTGTCTGCGAGATTTAGTAAGTAAGCTTCGAGTAATTTATAACGAATACAAAGAAGAAAATGCGGTTGACTGAAGCAATAGCATACTTAAATAAAAAGGGAGCAAACAAAGAATGGATAGCAACCAATATTAAACATTTAGAAATTACGCAACCTTTAAGAAATTTAAGAAAGAAAACACAAAACGAAAATAAAAATTTAACCGTGAAACAATCGTGAAAAAATGGCAAATGAAGAAAATTTAAAACCATTTGGAAAAGGCAATAATGCTAATCCAAACGGACGTCCAAAAGGAAGTAAGAACCGAGCTACAGTTGCAAGGAAATATCTTGATTTAATCTCCAAACAAAAAAACGGACTTACAGGCGAAGTTGAAGAATTAAGCCAAGAAGAAGTAATTACTTTAGCAATGTTAACCAAAGCAAGTAAAGGCGATGTAAATGCTTACAAGGCGGTTATGGATAGCGCATTTGGACAACCTAAACAAACTACCGATACTAATTTAAGTGTTTCCGACTTTGATGTAAAAGACTTATTTCGAATTGATAGTTTTAAACCAGAAGTTTAATTGTTTAGGTAGTCCTTCACGTTACTTTATTGTAACAGGTGGTCGCGGTTCGTCCAAGTCTTACAGCGTAACAACGTTTTTATTATGGCTAACGAAGGAAAGCGGACACGTTATATTGTTTACACGTTACACACTTGTTTCGGCTTCCATTTCAATTATACCCGAATTTATAGAAAAAATTGAGTTGATGCAAATGGAACAAGATTTTGTCGTAACAAAAGACGAAATAATAAATTTACAAACAGGAAGCAAAATAATATTTAAAGGAATAAAGACAAGTTCTGGAACACAGACTGCAAACTTAAAATCTTTACAAGGAGTTACAACGTGGGTACTTGACGAAGCCGAAGAACTTACAGACGAAGACACGTTCGACAAAATAGATTTATCCATAAGGCACAAGACAAAACAAAACCGAGTTATTCTAATTCTTAACCCTACGACAAAAGAACATTTTATATACGACAAGTTTTTTGAAAGTAAAGGAATAGCACAAGGAGCAACACTAATAAAAGACGATACTACTTACATACATACAACGTACTTGGATAATATAGAAAACCTATCCGAGTCTTTTTTAAAACAGGTTGAATACATAAAAGAACGAAGACCTGAAAAATACAAACACACAATACTTGGCGGTTGGTTAGATAAAGCTGAAGGAGTTATATTTACCAATTGGAAGATAGGAGACTTTAAAGAAGTTGGTGTAAGTGTATACGGACAAGACTACGGATTTAGTGCAGACCCTACAACGTTAGTCAAAACAAACATAGACAAAGCAAACAAAATCATTTACGTTAAACTACTGTATTATAAACAGGCGTTAACAACAAGTCAAATAGCAAGGTTAAATAGTGAGTTTGCAAACAAAGATTTAATAGTAGGTGACAATTCAGAACCACGATTAATAAGCGAATTGAATGCTTTAGGAAACAATGTCGTTCCTACAATTAAAGGTGCTGATAGTGTAATTTATGGAATAAGTTTACTTCAAGACTACGACTTAATTATTACTGAAGATAGCATAGATTTAATCAAAGAACTTAACAACTATTCTTGGTTGGAAAAGAAGTCAAAAACACCAATAGACAAACACAACCACGCAATAGATGCTTTAAGGTATGCAGTAGCATATCAATTAGACAATCCAACAAAAGGTTTATATTTTATAAAATGAACGATTTAGAAGTTATGATGCAATGCGTTCAGATTTACATATACCAAAAAAAAGGTGTAAAGGTTAGAATTTACCTTCGAAATATTCACGACATTAATTTATTAAAACAAGCTTATGAATACATACAAAAAAACGAACACAACAAAAACACAAATAATTAATTATTAAGATATGAAGTTAGAAATAAACGTACCGTCAAGTTTAAACGAAATTACTTTAGGACAATACCAGAAGTTCTTAAAAACACAAGAAGGAAGTAACGACGAAGAATTTGTTGCTCAAAAAATGATTGAGTTATTTTGCGATATGCAGTTAAAAGATATTGTTAAAATGAAACTAACAAGCATAAACGATTTAATAGCACACTTCACAAATATATTTAACGTAAAGCCACAATTTCAACCAACGTTTAAAATAGGAACACAAGAGTTCGGATTTATAACTAATCTGGAAGACATAACATTTGGCGAATATGTAGACTTGGAAAACAACTTACAAAATTGGGACACTTACCATATAGCAATGGCGGTTATGTATCGCCCAATAACACAAAAATTTAAAACGCAATATAAAATAAGGGACTACGAACCAATGGAAGAAATGCAGGAGTTAATGAAATTTGCACCCGTTGACGTAGCAATAAGTTCAAGTGTTTTTTTTTGGAATTTAGGAAGCGAATTGTTAGAAGCTACAGTTACTTATTTGGAGAAGGAGATAATGAGGAACCCGACAATGGCGGAGACTTTAGCGACACAGCTCAATTTGCAAAACAATGGGGGTGGTATCAAGCAATTTATGGACTTGCAAAAGGAGACATTACAAGATTTGACACAGTTACCAGCTACAGACTTACTCAATGTCTCACCTATCTTACCTTTGAAAAACAAAAAAACGAAATTGAACAACGACAATTAAATAAATTACGAAAATGACAGGTTATTACAATTTATTAGACAAATTAAAAACACACTTTGACGCAGACGCAATTGTAAACACAGTAACACAAGGCGATATATTTAAGGTTGATTTAGCAAAGCAAACAATATTTCCTTTGTTGCATATTATGGTTAATAACTGTACGTTAAGCGGAAACACTACGACTTGGAATATAAGTTTAATTGCAATGGACGTAGTAGATATTTCCAAGAACACAAGCACGAATATATTTTTAGGTAACGACAACGAAATTGATGTACTAAATACGCAACACGCAGTATTAAATAGAGCATACGAATTAATAAGACACGGAAGTTTAGCATACGATTTATTTATGGTTGAAGGCACGGCAAGTTTAGAACCATTTACAGAACGTTTTGAAAACTATATGGCAGGTTGGACAATGACACTTGATATTGTAACACCGAACGAAATGACAATTTGTTAAGATGAAACAAAGCGAAGTACAAAAAGAACTTGAAAAGTTTAGAAATTACGTTATTGCTGAAGCACGAAAGAATTTAAGCAACGACAAAAAAAACGTTTCTAAAACACTTTATAATAGTTTGAAAGGAAATGTTAAGGCGATGCCAAATTCGTTAAGTATGGACTTTGAAATGGACATTTACGGGCAGTTTCAGGACAAAGGAGTTAAAGGAGCAAACCCAAGTTTAGTAAAAAACGGAAAACAAAAAGCGCCAAACAGTCCATTTAGTTTTAAAAATAAAATGCCACCTATGGAACCTTTAAGCAAGTGGGCGCAAAAAAAGAATATAAGATTTAGAAATGCAGACGGAACATACGCAAAGGGTGGGTACAAAACGTTAGGTTTTTGGCTACAAAAAAGAATATACGCACAAGGAATAAAACCAAGTTTGTTTTTTACCAAACCATTTGAAGCTGCATTTAAAAGACTTCCAGATGAGTTAATAGAAAAGTTTGGACTTGACGCAATGAATTTATTTAAAGAAACACAATTTAAAAACGAAAAGAAATAATGGCTAACATATTTGCACGGTCACCGTACTTAATTAGAGTTGCAGAAGCAGGACAAAACGGCTCAAAGGTAGAGTTGTTTATTAAAAATACAGGTTCGTTTTCAACGTTACCGCAATACACGTTAAGTAAATTAATACCAGCTTCAAACCAAGTAGAAACACTTTACGACATAAGTCCATATATACAGGAATACATTAGATTTTTAGTTGCGCCGCCAACGCTTACAAATTTAGCGACAAACCCGACGGCTCAAAGATGCGATGTTAGAGTAAAACGTTACAAGTTATTAAACACAACATACACGCTTTTAGACACGACGGATTATTTAGGTTTTGACGGTTATACATATTACGAAAGTGGTTACAATTTTGATTTAGGAAACTATGCACTTGACCAAAAAAATTACTATTATAACCCTACAAATGACGCGGGAATAGTTCGAGTTACAACAGGGGCAAGTTTCACGGCACGTTACACAAATTTAAGCACCGCAGTTGTTACAAGTTTATCAATACCAAGTTCAACATATGACATACCACGATTACGAGTTGCAAACCAAAATGACGGTAACAAATTAGAAATATTAAATTCAGTTTCAGCAGTACAGGCAACGTGGTTTTTTTACCCGTTAGAAGAATGTAAATACACACCTGTTATAATTGACTTTGTAAATAAATACGGAGCGTATCAACGTGAGTTCTTTTTTAAGGCAAGTAACGACACAATGAGCGTTGAAAACACGGAATACAATTTACTACAATCGGACAGCTACAACTACAACGTTATAGAAGGACAAAGAAGAATGTTTAACACTAACGGCAAAAAAAGTATTAAAGTAAATACAGGTTGGGTAAATGAAAATTTCAGCGACACAATTAAACAAATAATGTTAAGCGAAAAAATATTAATAGACAGCAAACCCGCAAAGATTAATACTAAAAGCACCGAGTTATTTAAGAGCATAAACACGAAACAAATAAATTATAGTTTA